GTAAATGTAACTTTATAGTAATCTGAATCATAGTTATAACTATTAAATCCAAATCTATTACATACCAATTCAAATAACTCTTCAATAGACGCGGAAACTTTACCATTATAACTATTTGAGTCAAATTCAATAGTGACCTCAATTGGTCCATCGTGAAGGTGTGGTAAATGTTTAGAAGGTCGGTAATAATCAAAATATAGATTAATTAATTCATATTTTTCAAAAATTTCTTTCAAATCTTTTTCATCGGGCCATTCAAATTCATTATCTAACTTCTGATCTGGTTTTGAAAAATAGAAAGATAAGAATGTAAATTTAGCATCACCTTGATTATTTGCTGAGGGCCAGGTTCCAAGTTTCATATCATACATTGTCCAATCTTCATCTTTCAATCTACCAAAAACTGATTGCATTTGATTAGTAACTGATAATAAATCCGAATAATCTTTTATATCTTGAAATACAATGATAAACTGACCTCTAATCAAACTTCCGGTATTTATAATTGGTTTAAATCCTAAATAGTTTGAATTCTTATCAATATAATCATGGTATCTCATATCATCAATTGTTGATTTGAATAATATATTTCTATCATCATCTAAAAAGTCTCGCATAGCATCGATAATAGAATGTATTTCATTTTCTTGAGAATGTGACTCTTTTATTAAATTAAATCTTTTTAAGTGTTTCATAATTTATATATTTTCTAATATACTTCATTTTATAAATTGAATTCTTATTGATTGATTTTCTTGAATATATCCACCTACTTCTAAATCATCTATATCAATTCTACTAACTTCATCTTCGGATGGATCTGAACTATATTCTGTATTAAAAAACAATCTATATTGAAATTCCAAATCCTCCATATAGTTAATAGTTCTTTTTATAGCATCAATAAAAGATTGACTTATTTCATTTTCATTATATTCTGACTGGAACTCTTCATCATCATCTTCGTCATCATCATCTTCGAAGTCTCTCTTAGTTGGTTCTTCACTACCAAATGATATATAAACCTCATAATAGTCTCCCTTTTCATATCCTTCTATTTGTTCTCCATCAACCCAAAAATACCAATAATCTTCAGGGTTAGAATCTTTAATATCTGTTAAAATATCTTCAAGATCAGATTTAATATCATCCATAGATTCAAATATCTTATATGTCTTTAAATGTTTCATACTTCTAATACAAATTGACCTCTGTAAGGCTTGAAATCTTCTTTTCTCATAACTGTAATAACAGTTAATGTAAATTCATTATCACCTGGTTCTAATTGACAAACGATATTTAAATAAGATTCTTTATTCTTTATTACAAATCTATTTGGTTCACCTGCTTTAACTCCACGAGTTGGATAATCATCTTCATCTTGATAAATATCAAATACATCCTGCATTAGTGCAATTGTCAATTCTTCAACTCCTGCCTCGATATTATCTAATATTTCATCTTTTGATATTTCTGCTTCAATTTTACCGCTGGTGTCGGTAACACCGTGTCTATATTGTCTTGAAAGTGCATGACCAATAGCTTCAACATCAATTCTAATTTCAACTGATTGTTTAATATCACCAATAAATTGTGGTGGTCTTCTATCCATTAGTTTCGGACTAATATACCCGTTAGCTTCTTTAAATGATTTTAAATATTTCATATGTCCCAGTTTTGTATCTCACCTTTTATATCCAGTGTGAATCTAATAGAATAGTCATTTCCCTTTTTCCATATATCATCTATATTGATTGGTTTATAAGAGTAGAATGGACAAAAACAAAAATTAATAAGCTGACCTTTTTTAGTATCCTCAAATATTTTTAGTTTATCTTCTGTTAGAATATTATTAACATCTTCATCTCGGAGTCTTTCAATTACATAATTGAAAGTATCGGGCGGCTCATCAATTAAGTTAAGTATTTTTTCTCTATTTAAATCAGTAACCATTATTCCTTTGATCATTGCTACCTCCTTATTACCATCTTCAATTTGATTGTTAAAAAAATCAGCATCCCTTTTTTTATAATCGTGTGCATAATATCCATTGAAAAAGAAAACTGAACTTGGAAATATATCATATTTTTCAAGAATCTCATCTATATGTGGGAGAATCTCATCATACATATTATTAACTTCTCTTATTGTCTCCATGCTAAAACCATTTGCATTAGTGAATGGAACATCATATGGGTCTATTTTTTTAGCTTCATTTAGAAAGCTGTTAATTTTCTTTAAATATTTCATAAGTTATATATTATTTTTTAATAAATTATTATTCCAAGTTCGTGAAATTCTTCACTACCATATTCTTCTATAAATTCATCTAATGAATAAAATTCATTTTCACTTACTAATTCAATATCAATATTTAAATCATATTCTGATATAAAAGATTTAAGTTTAAAAACAGTAGGTAAAATGTGTTCATTAAATATGAAAAAATTATATTTATTATCTTTTAAATCTATATTAATTGAATTTTTTAGTTCCGAATCATCTGATTCTTTCCACGATTTTGTAGAATACTTTCTATATCTTCCGACAATAGCATCAACATCTATTTCATGATCATCTTCCAAATCTCTTAAAATATCTTTTACATCATCAAAAATAGATTCAAGTTCATTGACATCAACAGATTCTTTAACACTTACCGAATCATCAATATCTTCTTCCTCATCTTTAAATGTTAAATCTAAATAAGAAACATGTCTTAGAGAACTTTTTTTAGCAAACGGTAATTCATTAATATATCTTTCCATTGTATCTACATTATTAAACCAAACACCATCAAAGGTTCTTAAATAAATACTAGATAATTGTAGGTTAAATTCAGATTCTACATGTTTAATTGCTGATTCTAATTCACTAAAAAGATTATCTTCTATACTAAAAGATGACTTGTTTACACTCACCAATCTAATTGAGAAACTCTTATAACTACCCACATATCTTCCATCTGGTCCCAAAATCGTTGAGAATTCGTTATGATCTGTAACTATATCTCTATCACCCATAGATAAAGCATGTCCTGAATACACATCTTCAACTGCAAGACCACAATCTTTCACATGAATAAATATATCGGAAATTTCCTCTATTATATTTTGAGCTGCTGCACCATCAATGTTGATGTCAAGTTCTTCATTTAGTTTGAATGAATTATATGTTTTAATGTGTTTCATAACTTATATATAAAAATCTAAATAAATTGTATGCGGTCTTGTTTTTTCATCTATCTTAAATTCTTTAGTACTAAGTCCATTCCAAATATACTGAGTGAGATCTCTTTCATCCAAATAGATATAAAATCTATCTGGACTAAATCCATGTAATGCATATCGTGCTTGATATTTATAGTCGAGTGATTGCATTAAAGAAACCGCTTCTTTAAGTGAACATACAACATCATAAGAAGTAAAATTAATTATTTGATTTACATCCGTAGGATTTGTAATCTTTACACCTATCGAAGATACAAGAATACCAATATCATTAACCACTTTTTTTGGAAAATACTCTACTTTATATCCATCATCTTTTAAATGTATAAATATGTCCTTCAATGATTGAATATCATTTTCTATAACAGATTCGTTAAAAGATTTAATATGTTTCATGAGTTATATATAAAAACGTAAATCTATTCTGGTGATATCTGGCCAAACTAGATCCATAGTGTGGCCTGAGAATCGTAAATTTCTTTCGTCTTGATAGATATAAAATTTACAAGAAGTTCCAGATGATGCAATATAACGAGACGTATAAGTGTAACCTAAATCTTTCATATACCATGTAGCTCTTTTCAAAGTATCCGAGATATCTTGATTTATATTGAAGTAGGTTGTCAGTTCATTTTTTATTACAACTCTATACTCGTCACGACCAGATTTATCTTTAAGTTCATAAAGTCTAACATCAAAGTTATCGTCTTTCAAATCTAAAAATAGATCTTTTAAATATTCAAAATCTGCATCAAAATTATTATTTTCGGTGATTCTTCTCTTTAATTTGTGTAAATCTTCCCAATATATTTTAGTCGGATCAAACACTACTTCGATTCTTTTAAATCCTTTATGTGGATATTTAGATAACTCATCTATCTCAAGATAGTCTTGTACGATATCAGCATCTTTGTTATATCTGTTAACTTTTACACAACCTAATCCTCTTGAATCCCAATTTTTTGAACCTAATTCATAATCTAATGAGAACATATAATCATTTATTCTATGAATACTTTCTATAATTTCTTCATTTATAATATAATTTTCATTGCTCGAAAATATATACACAACTGGAAAGTAAAATCTACCTGGTTGATAATAGAATTTATCGACTTTTATAATATATCCGTCATCTTTTAGTTCGTATAACATATCTTCTAAATCCTGACAAATTGATTCTATTTCATCTTTATTAAATGAATCAAGAAGTTCAGAATTTTCAAAAATTGAGTATTTTATTAGATGTTTCACTTATTATATATTATTCTTATACTTCCAAATAAAACCACCAGCTGATTTATATTTACCTTTACAACAAGTCACTATTGAATTTCCACCTATTTTCAATTCTTTTGTAACATCAACAATAGAGTTCCATTCTTTTATAAACTCACCTGTATTGGAAAATTGAATGACCTGTTTGATCGTTTTATTTTTATATTTCTGTGGTGGTGAATCTTCAGAGTATCTCCAAATATAACCCTTTGATGATTTTAATCTACTCACACAACAATCTTGTATATTTCCCTCATTAAAACCAAACGATGCGGCCTCTTTGATGGATTCAAATGATCTAATCAAATTACCTTCTAAGTCATATTGTGAGACTTTTCTTTTTTGATAATTCAACCTATCTAAATCTATATCTATAAATTCGTCTTTATATCTCCAGATAAAACCACCAGTCGTTACCGCCTTATCTCTACAACAAGATGCAATATTAGTATTTTGATAAAAGTCTGATGCCTCTCTAACACTTTTCCATTCCTTCAATAATTGTCCGCTTAAATCAAACTGTAAAACAGTTTTTGTTGGATTAGAAGCACATTGTTTTTTCCACACTCTCTCATCCTTCAAGATACCTTGTTCTTTAAGATTTGTGAAAATTGTTTTTTCACTACAATTATAATATTCAGAAAGCTTTGGCATAGATAAATTTTCAACTATATACCTTTGATATAAATCATCTTTTTCAAGAATATAAACTTTCGGCTGAAACTTTACATAATCTGAATCGAGTGATTTATCTAAAAGAGATTGACTAATTTTTTGTTTATGGTCATCAGATAATTTCAATCCTTTTTTTGACTGACTCATTTTTTTTCTTGACTCTTCGGAGTGCTTCATTCCTTCAGCACCATCACCGCCAATTGTCATATTTAACAGCTTATGACCATCTTCTCTATACTTAGCAATCCAATAAATCTCTCTCTCCTTCCAAAGTGTCACTGACACCTTTTCAATTATTTCTAAGACTGGTTTTTGTCCTCTGTTTATTATTGATTTTAACCAATTAAATTTGTGCAAGTTGTGTCTATCTTTTGTGTGTTGATAGAGTCTTCTCCTAGGATTATTGGATTTACCAATATATCTGACGTTACCATTCTCATCAGATATTTTGTATATATATGTCTCTTTCATTTAACACTTTTAATTTAATTATATATTAAAAGTGCCCATACACTTCACTTTTTCACGAGATAAAAGAAACCTGAATTTGACTGTCCTTTGATCTCTTCCTCTGCTTCTTTAATTTCTTCTTTACCTTGTGTGATCATATCTGCACCGTTGATTTTTATGTTTCCGGGAAGTGTAAAATCATACCTTCCAGTTAAATTACCATATTGAACTTTAGACCATCCAGTAACAAATTTTAAAAATAAGTCATCTCTGAATAAATATTCAGGTCTTATATTGGCATAAGCCTCAATAATTACATCATGTTTAACTGCTGTTAAAATATGTAATCTGTGTTGAAGTTGATTATAGTGAAATTTAAGTGTATATTTATTTAACTGATTTAACATATCAGACATTGAATCCAACATAGTTTTATAAACTCCTAATTCACCAATTGTTGTAACATATGATGATAAATAAGGCTGATTTGTAACTCCAAGATTTACTGAAAGATTTGGTGTGTTTATCCCTAATTGAAATAAACTTGATCCTCTTACTTCGTATAGATAAGATACTGATTGTATTTCACAAGGTACATCAACATAGTTATACTTTGTAAATTCTTCGGTGTAGAATGCTTCTTTATCAATTTTATAGTATATTTTCTGAACAGCGTATTGGTACCATCTATAGAAATATGGAAGAGCTCTAGTTTCAATTATTCTTCTTATTTCTGAATCTGGTAAGACTTTAGGAAGGGCGCAACCAACTGTTATTTCATTTTGTATGAAATCTATAAATTCTTCGATTGATAATCCATTATCATAAGGTACGTAGTCTGCCATTTTGTCAATTAGAATTTTCTTATATATTAAATAAAACAAACCATGTTATTCTACACTATAAATAATAAAATATAATTGGGTATGAAAAAAATAGGTCTTTGTATGATTGTTAAAAATGAGGCACACGTTATAACAAGATGTATGGACTCACTAAAAAGACTTATTGATTATGTTTTAATAATTGACACTGGTTCAGATGATAATACAATTGATGTTATAAATTCTTGGCTTATTGAGAATAAAATTCTTGGTGAGGTAATTTCGGAACCTTGGAGAGATTTTGCTTATAATAGAACTTTTGCTCTTGAAAAATTGAGAGAAAAGAGTTTTATTGATTATGCTTTAATGATAGATGCTGATGAGATATTAGTTTTTGAAGATGATTTTGATGTTACTAATTTTAAAAACTCTTTAGAATCTGATATCTATGATATAGTAACTAATATGAATGGGTTTATCTATAATAGACCAACTTTAACAATTAATTCAAAAAATAGTAAATATGAGGGGGTTGTTCATGAATTTTTGGTTATGGATGGATCTCAATCTAGAGGAGTTGCTAATGGATTCTATAATAGACCTATTCAAGATAGTGATAGAAATAGAGGAGAGAACAAATTTTTAAAAGATGCTAAGTTAATAGAAGATGCTCTTGAAGGAGAATTATCGGAATGGTTTAGATCTAGATATACATTTTATCTAGCGCAGTGTTATAGAGATGGTGGTAAGCCCGAATTATCATTGACTAATTATTTATTAAGAGCAGAACAAGGATTCTGGGAAGAAGAAGTCTACATAAGTTTATACACAGCTGCAAATATTATGAAAGATTTAGGATATCCAAAGGAGGAAATTTTAGAAACATATCTTAGAGCTAATGATGTAGTACCATATAGAGCTGAGGCTCTATATGGTTATATTAATTATTGTAGATTAAATGGTTTAAATCAAAGAGGATATATCATTGGAAAACATGCTATGAATATTACATGTCCAAGTAATTCTTTATTTATCGAGACTTGGATATATAATTATGGAATTATAGATGAATTCTCAATAGTGGCATTTTGGGCGGGACATTACCAAGAAAGTAAAGAAGCTTGTGAGAGATTATTAAGTGAAAATAAAATACCCGACTATTATTATGATCGGGTAAAATCTAACTTACAATTTGCAGTTGATCGACTTTAAATAAAGTTTTTACTTTCTTTTAATGATTCTAAAATATTACGCTCTTCCATTGTTAGAGACTGTGGCATTTTAATATTTACTCTAATAAAAAGATCTCCTACTCTTCCAATTTGTAAATCTGGAACTCCACGACCTTGTACTCTAAGAGTCTCCTTGTGTGAAGTACCAGGTCTTATTGTAAATTTAATATCTCCATTTGGTGTTTTTAGAAGTATTTCTTTACCAAGTATGGCATCAATTACCGAAATTGATTGGTCATAAATAAGATTGTTATGTTCTCTTTTAAATAAATCATCTGGCATTTCTTCAATTTGAATTATTAAATCACCAAATGTATCTACATTCTTGCCCCAATTTCCTTGACTAGACATATTAAATGTCATTCCATTTGCTGCTCCTTTTGGAATTTGTATATCAACTATCTCTTGATTCGGCACTGTGCCGTTTCCTTTACAATTTGAGCAGGGATTTCTGACTTGTGTTCCCTGACCTTGACAAGAATTACAAACAATTTGCTGCTGAATAGTACCAAAAGGAGTATTTTGAACAACTCGTCTTTGACCAGATCCATTACATGAGTTACATGTCTGTACATCCTTACCACCAGCACCACCACACGGATTACATTTTGTCTGTCTAATATATTTTAGTTTTTTATTAGCACCATTTATAACTTCATCTAGATTAATAGAAACGGTCATTCTTAGATCCGAACCTTTTCTGACTCTATTTTGTCTTCCTCCTTGTCCAAAGAAATCACCGAATCTTGAAAATATATCTTCAAATCCACCAAATCCACCACCAAATGGATTCCCACCGCCTCCACCAACAGTTCCAAATTGATCATACTGTTGTTTCTTTTGTGGATCGGAAAGCACATCAAATGCTTCAGCACAGTCTTTAAATTTCTCTTCAGCTTGTGGATTATCTGGATTCTTGTCAGGATGCCACTTCATAGCCATTTTTCTATATGACTTTTTAATTTCATCATCTGATGATCCTCTGTCAACTTCAAGTATTTGATAATAATCTTTACTCATATTACTTTAAATTCTTTTTATTTTATTTATAACAAAAATCATACCACATCAAATATCTAATTGTTTTGATATTTTTACATCTCGTATTTCTTTTTGGATATTTGAGACATTTAATGATAGGATATAACTAATTTTTGATGCTATATAATCTTCAACAATCAGTGTAAGTATCTCACCATCTGTATCTAAATTTTTAAAATCATTTAATATGTTATGATTCTTTTTAAATTTATCAGATATAAAAGTTAAAAATTCAACTAAATTAAATTGTAGTTGAAACAATTCTAATCTTTTACTTTCAATTGAAGATACTAACATACTCGGTGGATTTATAAAAAATTTGGAATATGCTCTTCTAATAGTTGGAAGAATATATTCTAAAAGATTACTTCCTTCTGGATTATCTTCTGTTTTATTTCTTTTCTCTATGAAAATTGAATCATCAAATAAGTGATAATGTAAAGTTGTTGTATCCTTATATAATTCTTTTAGATGTAATATATCATCTGGATGACTTAGACCTTTACATAAAGCATCATAGAGCACATTATTATCAAATTCTTTTAGAGATTTTGAATCCTTAAAATCCATTATTTAGAAAGAATAATTTTAGGATATCTAAAAGGCTTACCATTAATTTTATAACCTTTGGAGACAATATCTATTATTTTAGACTCACCAGTTTCAATTATTGAGATAACTTCGTGTAAATCCGAATCATACTCATCAGTTTGAATTTCTTCAATTCCTTGAGACTTTAAAGAAGTGTGAACTTTATTTAAAATTAGATTTAATCCTTCGGAATCTGGCATATTTTTCTTCGCAATATATAAATCATTGTCTAGATCTAAAATAGTACTCAAAGACTTCGTTTTGGTGTCTAGAATCAAATCTTCTTTTTCCTTTTGAGCTCTCCTTTTATAGTTGTCAAAATCTGCATATAATCTCAAATACTGATCTTTATAATCAATATTATTCTCAACTAAAGTTTCAACGGTTGTTTGAAACGGTGAGTTTTCAGCTGACATAGGATGTTCTTCTTTTACTTTTTCAAAGTCTGTTGGATTGTTAAATCTTTTTGTTTTCATTAATTTCTGTTTTTATTTTATAATAATAATTTTTCTTACATCTATCATTACAATATTTTCTATTTATTAGATTTTCATCACAAAATAGACATTTGGTATCGTCAATTATATCTTTTTTAATATACCTATTTACCTTACTACACAATGGTTGTAAATTATCATAATGATTTAATTTAAATATTTCTTCTTCACTATTTGCAGATATAGTTGGTATTATATGATCTATATCCCATCCATTATTAAATTCACCATTATATAGACCATAATTATCCCAGTTCATCCATGGTTCAAATTTAGATTCTAAATATAGTTTAAATTCTTCAAATGAACATCCAACAATATTGAAAGTTTTTGATGTCTTTTTATATCCATTTTCTTTAAATGATTTGACTATTAACGTTCTTATATTTTTACTTAATTTAAATAAATTATCACTTAATAGTCTATTACTCCTATAACTTCTTTGATATTCTTTTATTTTTTCTATATTTTCCTCATAATATACTTCCTTATATTCTTTTATTTTTTCTTTATTTTCTTTCCTGTAATTTTCATTATAGATTTTTTTACATTCTTTATTTTTCTCAGTATATTTTTTTTGGTATTCAGATATTTTTTCTTTATTATTATCAGCACGTTCTTTAACTTTTTTTATTTTATGTTCTCTATTATCATCATAATATTTTTTTATTCTGTCTTTATTTTTTTTATAATACTCTTTAAGGTACTCTTTTCTTTTTAAGTCCATTTTAATATATTTTATTTTATATATTAAAATTTTCTCCTTTCAATAATTGAAAGAAAGTAATTTTTTTACATTGTTTGAAACAAAAAAATCATAAGTACCCATTTGGTCAGTCACTTTAATTATATCAAGTTTTTCAATGTTTTTCTTAAAGATATCAATATAATCTACTAAATCAATTAATGATTTTTTAAAAACTAAATCAGGAGTCCAATAGTCTGGAAACTTATCCAAGAACTTATCAACCGATGTTTCTAGAGTTCTTTTTCTAAGCAATGTCTGTTGATTGTTATTAATAGATTTATTACTCAATAGGTCGACTATATAAGTGTTAAATTTATGTATTAGATTTTCAGTTTCAATCGTTTTTAGCAATCCTATCACCAAAGCATCTTTTTCGGTTATTTCAAATTCTTTATTCTCTTTTAATATTTTCTCTCCTTCTTTATCGGATCCCAATACATAATAAACATAATGGTCCCAGACACATCTCTTTATTATGTCTTCAGCGCATAAAATGATTCTCATTTTTAATATATAGTTTATTGGTTATAATAAAAAATATAAATAAGTTTATGAAATTTAGAATTAGGAAAACTATAAATGATGCCCAAATTGAAATTGACAACTTGAATCTTGAATTTGTCATATTGGAATATAAATCAAATTCTCAAAAGTCAAAATTTAAACATTCTTGTGGTGAGATATTTGAGACGAGGTTATCACATCTATTAGACAGGAAGAGATGTCCAAAATGTCATGGTAAATTTAGAGATAAAGAAATGTTTCAAAAAAAGTCAAACGAAGTTCACAACTATGAATATGAAATATTAGATTTTACTAATGGAAATTCACCTGTAAAAATAAAACATAAAAGATGTAGTTCAATTTATACTCAAGTTGGAAATAGACATCTTAGAGGAGATAGATGTTTTAATTGTTACGGAAATAAAAAACTAACTAGAGAGTGTATAATCGAAAGGTCAACTTCTATTTGGAAAGGTGAATATGAAATATTATCAGACAATGTTAAATACAATGAGAAGTCGAAAATAAGACATAAAGTTTGTGGATATGAATTTTATCAAATAATTTCATCACATTTGTTAGGAATTGGATGTTCAAAATGTGCAGGTAATTCTAAACACACTATAAACTCAGTTCAAGAAAAGTCAGATATAATTCATAATTTCGAATATAAGATATTAACCAATCCTGAAGGCTCAAAATCTAAAATAAAAATATTACATTTATTATGTGGTAAAGAATTTGAACAGGTTTTATCAGACCATTTATCTGGATGTGGATGTATTATTTGTAACATAAGTAAAGGTGAGAAAAATATTGAAAATATATTAACTGGTTTAAATATTAACTTCACTAAACAAAAAACATTTGAAGATTGTAAATTTAAAAATAAATTAAAGTTTGATTTCTATATACCAGAAAAAAATATATGTATAGAATTTGATGGAGAACAGCACTTCAAGCCTATAAGATATTTTGGTGGTAATAAATCGTTTGAATTACAAAAAATAAAAGATCAAATAAAAAATGAATATTGCAATAAGAATAAAATAAAACTTATAAGGTTCAGATTTGATGAAGATCCTATTAAAATAGAGTTTGAAATAAATAAATTGATAATTTTATAAAAATTTTAAAAAATCATTAATTTGTTTCAAAAAAATATATATATGTTATCTTTTATAGAATAAAAAATCAAATTTAACATTGAAGGATCTAATTCAAAATGAAATTGAAACACCTGAAGGTAGTGGAACTATCGAACAAATCTATCTAACAGAACTAGGGTATGTTATGATGAGAGTTTATTTAAAAAAGAAGAGAGCTTGGCAAAATATAAAAATAGGTGATATTAAATCAATGTTAAATGGTACTTCTTATAAAGTAGGTAAAAATTTTAGTATTAAGAGATTTTAATATATAATTAAAAATATTAACTTTAATGTATAATTATTCAGAATTTATAACAGAAAAAAGATTAGAAGCTTTACTAGAAAGTAAATTGGTTTTATCTAATGGGTTTTTAAATGTTTTAAAGTCTATACAATCACCAGTATCTAGTTATCTTATTAGTTTAGGATCAAAAGATGTAAATTTACAACAAAACTTCATTGATTTAGGAACTGACAATGATTCTGTTATGTTCACAACAGATAGAAAGGCTCAGGAGATTATTGGTGGTAAAGAGATACTTTACAAGGTTAGTCAAGGTGGTAGAACTCTAAGAAATACAGATTCTAATATAAACACATTCAATAAACTTGGATTCCAAAGACCAGAAGGTGATATATACAAGCCAACAGTTGGAACTATTGGTAAGATACTATCAGAAATAGTAGGAACAAATTCTAAAATATATTGTCATTTTGAATGTACTCAGAGTCCTAATAGTTCCGATATAGGAATGAAAACTGTCATAAATAAAGAAGCTTTATCCGATCATGATGATACTCTTAGTAAAGTATGGGGCACAGCAAGAAATCCAATAAGAATCGGAAGATTAGTTAGAGCATTATATAGATCTGGAAGTACAACTATAAGCGATTCAGAAATTGAAAAATTTGTGAATGATTATAAAGCCACAATTGATATTATTAACGATGCATTTAGTCGATTTGAAGTAGTACAAGGTTCTACAATTTCAAAATTATATAATCACGATTACTATGAGAGTGATGATGGCACATTAGGTTCATCTTGTATGGCTGATATGCCAGATTCTACATTTGATATTTATGTAGATAATCCAGAGGTTTGTAAGTTAGTTGTTTTATGGTCTAAAAATGGTAGTATTTCTGGTGGAAAATATAATTCAGATAAAATTTGTGGAAGAGCAATACTTTGGACAACAAGAAGCGGAGATATCTTAATGGATAGAATCTATACAAACAATGACTCTGATGTTGATTTATTTAAGAAATTTTCAAATAAAAATAACTGGTGGTGTAAGAGAAATCAATCATCTAGTAGTAATTTTACGGCTGAAAGAGGAAATGAATCAAAAATTACAGACTACATAGTAGATTTAAAACACTGGGAAGAGCCTTATCCATATCTTGATACTCTATGTTATCTTAATAGCGGAACAGGTGAGTTAAGTAACTCTAAGGAAGATGTAAGTGCTGATCGGTTATTAAACGATACAGGTGGTGGTTATGACTATCTTGATGATGATGATGATTAATATGTAACGATATTATATAATAAAAAAACCCACTCAAATGAGTGGGTTTTTATTTTGTTACTTAACTTCTTCAAAGTTAACATCTTGAACATCTGGTTGAGTATCTGGAGTATCTGTACTCTGTTCTGAACTAGCCTGTGAATATAAATTCGTACTAATTCTTGACCAAGATTCATTCAATTTATTCATTTCTGAATCGATTTTATCTATATCTTGTTCTTTATGAGCCGAACTCAAATCTGCAAGAATAGTATTCAATTCTGTTTTATCATCCTCAGTTAATTTTTCATCAAACTCTTTAATTTGTTTTTCAGTTTGGAAAATCATATTATCAGCTTGATTCAATTTATCAACTTTTTCTTTTTCAAGTCTATCAGACTCTGCGTTTGCCTCAGCATCTGCTTTCATACGTTCAATTTCTTCTTTAGAAAGTTGAGATCCACCTTCAATTCGGATTTTATTTTCTTTCCCTGAAGCTTGATCCTTAGCAGTTACAGATAGTATACCATTAGCATCAATATCTATTGTACATTCAATTTTAGGAATACCACGAGGTGCTGGCATTATTCCATCTAAATGGAAACGTCCTAGTGATCTATTATCTCTAGCCATAGGTCTTTCTCCTTGAATCACATGAATCTCAACAGATGATTGGTTATCAGCTGCGGTTGAGAAATTTTCAGACTTACGAGTTGGGATAGTAGTATTTGACTCAATTAGTTTAGTGAATACTCCACCCATTGTTTCAATACCTAAAGAAAGTGGTGTTACATCCAATAATAAAACATCAGTAATGTTTCCTGTAAGTACGGCTCCTTGAATGGCTGCTCCAATAGCAACAACTTCATCTGGATTAACAGACTTATTTGGTTTCTTATTGAAGTTCTTTTCAATGGCTTCTTGGATAGCTGGGATTCTTGTAGATCCACCAACTAAAATAATTTCATCAATATCTGATGCTTTAATACCAGCTTTAGTTAAAGCTGTTTTCGCACAAGCGATAGCTCTATCTACAAGAGAAGAAGTTAATTGGTCAAACTTAGAACGTGTTAATTTTTTAACAAAGTGAAGAGGTGTTGAATCCTTAGCTGTGATATAAGGTAAATTAATATCACTTTCAGATGCAGAACTTAATTCAATCTTTGCTTTCTCAGCGGCATCTTTCAATCGTTGAAGAGACATTGGATCTTTTGATAAGTCCATTGAATGTTCAGTTTTAAATTCATCAACCATCCAATTAATGATTGCGTTATCAAAATCATCACCACCTAAGTGAACATCACCATCAGTAGATTTTACTTCAAACACACCATCACCAATTTCAAGAACTGATACATCATGAGTACCACCTCCACAGTCAAATACTAGGATTTTAGATTCTTTATTTTTCTTATCAAGACCATAAGCAAGTGCTGCCGCAGTTGGTTCATTAATAATTCTTTCAACTATTAGTCCTGCAATTTCACCAGCCTCAATAGTTGCTGTTCTTTCAGCATCACCGAAATAAGCAGGAACTGTAATTACTGCACGAGTAACTTCATGTCCAAGATAATCCTCAGCAGTTTTTTTCATTTTTTGAAGAATCATTGCTGATATTTCTTGAGGTGTGTATTTACGATCATCAATATCAACACCTGGAACATTATTTCCAGTTTTAACTACCTTATAAGGTACTCTTTTGATTTCGTCAGTACATTTTGAAAAATCTTTTCCAATAAATCGTTTAATTGAATAAACTGTTTTGGTAGGATTTGTTAATGATTGTCTTTTAGCAGGATCTCCTACTTTACGATCTTTATCTGTGAAACCTACAACTGAAGGTGTTGTTCTTTTTCCTTCAGAATTTGAGATTATGATTGGCTCTCCACCTTCTACTACAGCAACTGCCGAATTTGTGGTCCCAAGATCAATTCCCACTATTACATCTCTTTTGTTCATAATTTAATTTTATTATTTTTTTATTACTATTATATCAATCTTAGTGCCAAAGTTTAATTTATGACATTTTGTTATTAACTTTAGTATTTTATGACACATTGTCATAAATTCATAAATTAACTAATATATTATTATATATTTTATTTTAAAAAAGTTTGGTATTGATTAAGGAACAATGTAAAATTTAATATATAAAAGAAAAGAAAAAATATGAGATATATTTATACATTATCAGATCCTTCTACAATGGAAATAAGATATGTTGGTCAAACCAATGAACCTAAAAGAAGATTCAATGACCATATTTCATCATCTATAAATGAAAGTTCTGATTCATATAATACCTATAAAGCAAGATGGATAAGAAAGATACTTAATAATAATTTTCTACCCATTATGAATATAATAGATAGTTGTAGTTCTTTTGAGGAATCTAATAAATTAGAGAGAATTTATGTTGAGAACTTAACAAAAGATGGATATAGGTTGACCAATTCACATGTCACCGATGTTACTGAGTTCTCAATAGAGACGAAAAAGAAAATGTCGTCTGCTAAAAAAGGTAAAACTCTTGAAGAAATTGTAGGTTTAGAAAAATCATTAGAGTTGAGAGAATATTATTCGGAAAGAATGAAATTAAATAATCCTAATAAGAGTAATGATACATTAGTTAAAGAAAAAATAAGTAACACACTTAAAGAATATTTCTCAACACCTGAAAACCACTGGGCTTATGGATTAAAAATGGATGATGATCACAATGAGAAATTGAGACAATCTAAACTAAATAATCCCAAGAATGTAGGGAATAGAAAACCTAGAACTGAGGAACAGAAAGAAAAAATAAGAAACTCTATAAGGGGTATTAAAATAAAAAGAAGTGAGATATTACAATATGATTTAGACATGAATTTAATAAATGAGTGGAAAAGTCTAAGAGAGATTGAAAGGAATGATAGTTCATTGAGTAGAAGTCAAATATCAAAATGTTGTAAAGGCGATAAGAATACTTATGCCGGATATATCTGGAAATATAAAAAGTAATATATAAAATATGATTGATTTAAATGAGTCCAAAGGCACACCAGATATTATAAAAGATATAATAAATGAAAACTCAACAACTATTAACAAGATTATAGAAAATAGTATTGACGATGTTTTTTCTTTAAATATAAACAAAAATATAAATTTAGATGAGAAGACACTATCATTAAAATGTGACTTAAATATTTATTTTCACTTTAATAAGGATTATAATGGTAATATTAAATTTGAAAAATGTATTGAAAGTAATTTTAAGAATTGTGAAATAAATATTTTTATTCCTAAAAATTTTGAAAAAATAAGAGTTTATAAATCAATAGTGCATGAACTAACACATTTATATGAATTGTATCAAATAAAAGATATTTTTGATAAAACAAGTTGGATGAAGTCGAAAAATTTAAATACTTATGATATACTATCAAATAGTAAAGGTCTAATAAGATACTTCAGAGATATATTCTATTCGTCATTATCACATGAGATTAGGAGTAATTTATCATCATTACATATTTTACTAATTGGATTAAAATCAAAAGATGAAAAATATTTAAGGAACATGTTAGAAAAGACAAGTGAATGGAGTAGATATAGATCTATATCAGAATTTAATCCAGAACAATATTTATTTGACTTACTAAACAATTATGATTTGGACTTTATATTAAATTCTTTTAACCTATTTAATAAAGTTTTAGAAATAAAATATAAACCAATACAAAATAAAGAAAATTTAATTAAATACTTTAATAACTGGAAAAGATACTTCATAGACATATCAAATAAATATGAATTTAAAATAAATAAAAAAATAAAAGAGGTTATTGAAAGTGAAGATGATGAATATGGAACCGAAATATATGAGGATAAAATATTAAAATACTCTGATTACTTAAATGATACTCAACATAATAGAGATTTAAAAATTTCTAAATTATTAAATATTAATTATAAGGATTATTTTTAATCATTCCAATTCCAATTAAAAAAGTTTATAATTATCTAACTAAAGTTACTCTTCCTCTATAAACGTGTACTTCATCGAATATATCAGTTACAAAAAACTGGTATACATAAACATCTATCTGACAATCAACATTGTTTAATGTACCATCCCAGACAGGTGGTTCAGCGGAGGTTTTATCAAATATTTTTTCACCCCATCTATCAAATATTTGCATTGTTACACTTTTATAGTTGGTTCCTTTTCCAAAAAAAATTTCATTATTCTTATTATTTGTTGGTGTAAAAGCATTTGGTATATAAAATGTAAATATAGGATTCACGATAACATATCCAAAAGTACTATCTAAACAACCAAATTGATTTTGAACTTGAAGACTGATTATATATCTACCAGGTATATCATATGAATGATAAGGATCTGATAAAAAACTATACACACCATCTCCGAAATTCCAAACATAATTAGAAGAGCCGGATGAATAATTTGTGAAATTAACAATTGGATTATATTCATCAACTTCGGTTGGGAACACACTAAAACCAGCAGTTGGTGTTGGATGAATAACTATCACCGTTGATGTGTTAGAAGTTGATACACAACCATTTACATTAGTTACTTGTAAAGTAACTTGATAGTTACCTGATGATGAATAAGTATGTGTTGGATTTTCTAAACTAGAGACCTGACCATCACCAAAATCCCAATTCCAAGAATTTATTATACCAGATGATAGATCCGTAAAATCTAAAGTCAATGGAGGACAACCGCTTCCACTATTTGGTGAGAATGATACTGATGATAATGGATTTATCAGTATTGAATTTTGAAAAATATCAACACAACCAAAATCTGACGTTGTTGTTAGAGTAATATTAAATGTATTTGTTGATGTATAATTATGTGTTGGATTAGGAACATTTGATATTGTATTATCTCCAAAATTCCAAACATAGTTAATAATTTGAGATGGTGGATTTATACTACTTAAATTAGTAAATATAACATCACTATTCACACAACCATTATTAGGCTGTGTGAAATTTGATACTGGATTTGGATATATTGTTATTGGATTAGTTATACTTGATGAGCAAGATAAAGAACCATCAGTTGATAAAACTAAAAGTGTTACGTTATATGTACCATCCGAAGAATATGTGTAGGTCGGATTTTGTATCAATGAAGTTGATCCAAATTCACCAAATGTCCATAGATATTGATTTGATATAGACCAAGATGGAACTTGTGAACTATTTAGAAATTGACTTTGTATTCCTTGACAACTATTTTGTGTTAAGAAGCTAGCAATTGGGTTTTGTCTTATATTAACAACATCCGTTAAAGTATCTCTACAATTTGTTCCTTGTATACCAACAATTAATTCTACATTATACGTTCCGTAATTTGGATAAGTATATACGGGAGATTGTTCTTGTGATGATATATTATTTCCAAATAACCAAAGATATTCCATAGAATATCCCAATTCTGGAATGGTTGTATTTATAAATGATGTTGGATTACCAAAACAATTATCAGATACAATAAAACTACTAGTTGGCATTGGATACACTTGTATTTGTTGAGAATATTGTGCATCACATCCATTATCAGTTGTTACTACTAGTGTAATAGTGTATTCCCCAGGTGTTTGATAAAAGTGTGTTGGGTTAGTTGATGTTGATGTTGTATTATCCCCAAAATTCCACAAATAAGTTCCTTGTCCATTATTAGAGATAGTTGAAGTATTTGTAAAAGTAAATAAACCCTCACATTGACCTACATATGTAAACGATGGTGTAGGTATAGTAGGTTGTAAATCCGCAGTTAAAGTTAATTCACACCCAGTTGCAGTTGTTAGAAAACAACTTAAAGTATTATAAAGTGTTGGATTTACAGATATTGTTTGAGTTGTTTCACCAGTTTCCCACAGATAAGATGTGAATCCGGGAGGGGCACTCAATATTGCCGTTGTTTGATTAACACAATACTGAACATCAATCTCATTTGCGGTACAATAGATAGCATCAATGTAAGCATATCCAAAGTGACCGCCTAGTGAGCAATCGCCAGTTTCAAATTCAAGTGTTACAGTTTGACCGACATAAGATGTTAAATCCACGGTCACAGTTGACCAATCTCTCCAAGCTATATTAACTGGATCTCCTTGGTTATCAACACCTGGGCAACTTTGAAATCCTGATAGATTAGAAGCGGCAGTTACCATATAATCAGTACAAGCAATTATACTACCATCAGGTAGTCTAACTCTAGAATTAAATCTTGGTTGCTCATCTGGAGTATGTCCTGGGTCTTCAAATACAACCGCATAAGCATATTGTACTAATGTACTTTGTGGGGTTACTGTGAAAGTAAATGTTAATCCTTCGGCCTGATTACCAACGTTATCATTACCAAGTCTTGCTGTGAAGTTACCAGAATAAACAGTTGAAAGACCACCACAAGTATGAGGATCTATTCCCGGTGACATTATGGTTTGACGACCATTTACTATTCCATTATTTGGTAATGTTATAGGACAACAATCTCCTCTTCTTCCTTGCCAACCTGTGAAGTTTCCTAACTCAAAGTCAGCATTATAACACTGAGCATATGAAGTCAATGTCGTAAAAAATGACAAAATTATTAATATAAATTTCTTAAATCTATTCATCCTTCTTAACATTTGGATTATATATTAAGAGTAAAAATTGTATTAATAAAAAAAACCATGTTATGTGCAATACCACTTTTATATTTTAATATATAAATTATGAATAAATATTATGTTTATGTATATTTAAATACATTGAATCCTGGTAAATTTGACTATGAAGACATCTCATTTGAATATGAGCCTTTTTATATTGGTAAAGGAAAAGATGATAGAATGTATCACCACTTAAATAAAGTTAAAAATTCCTCTAAGTACAAACCTAATGAGAAGTTTAATATAATTGAAAATTGTATTAAAAGTAAAAATGATCCAATCATAGTAAAACTGTTTGATAATTTAACAGAAGATCACTCTTTAATTAAGGAAAATGAGATAATTAAAAAAATTGGAAGATTTGATTTGAATAAAGGTCCACTTACAAATAGAAATGATGGCGGATTGAAGCCACAAGATAATTATCACCACAACAATGAATCTAAAATGAAAATATCTATCGGTGGTAAAAACAGAGATCCAGAAAAAAGATATGATATGATATCACCAGATGGTTTATTATATACAAATGTTAAATTAAATTCATTCTGCACTGAACACAAATTAGATTATCAAAAAATTAGAAAATCTTCAAATAAAGGTAAAATTAAAGCAATAAGAATAACATCAATTAAACAATCTAAACCAGAAACAATAAATTGTGTTGGTTGGGAAGTTATAAATAAAAAAATTATAAACAAGGTTGATATTGAAAGATATCCAAAATATAAGATAATATCTCCAGATAAAATAGAGTATTTAATATATTCAGATGAATTTATTAAGTATAAATGTGATGAATTACAATTAGACGTTAGAACATTACGTTATTACAAGAATACTGGAGTTATTTTTATAAAAAATACCACACAAGGTAGTATAAAGTCAATAAATTGCCAAGGTTGGCAATTTATTGATCTTGAGTCTCTTCATCAGGTTCCTGAAAGAACAAAGTAGGATCGATTCTCTTAAGCCACTCTCTAGCAATAAGAAGCCTTTTTGTTTTTTCTCTTATATACTCCTTTGCTAGATCGTATATATCTCTACCTTTATCTAAAGCCATAACATACCCAAAGTTTGTATCCTTTTTATTATATAAAATTGCATAATCTTTTCTGTTAGATTCCATATCTAAGAATTTCTGATATGACTTTTCTATATCCTTTACCTTGATATCGATTTGTTCTTTAACAATTTTAATTATTTTTTCAATTCTTTCTCTTGCCTCATGTTGTTCCACTGGTATCTGACCTAATACATCATCTATCTTTTCTTCTAAGATGTATCCGATTATAATATGTTCTCTATAAATGTCTTCTGTTAGCAATCCATGAAGAGACATATACCAAGGAGTTTTTAATTTAAAGAAAAAGTCCTTACCCCACTTATCCTCAGCTTGAACGATAACACCTTCTTTATCGACTTCTTTAGCTATAACTTCTATTAAAGAATCTAAATCTTTATTATCATCTTCAAATGGTGCAATTCTAATAGTACCAATCTTATCAAGATAGTTCTTAATATCAAGATGTTTACCAGTTGTGTTATCTCTCATTCTTAAAAGAATAAGATCTTCATCTAAATATCTTAGTACAATACGGTTAGCAGGAGACACATACTCAAAAATAGAAGTTATATCGTTATTTAAGCACCAGTCAACAAATGTTTTAACATCTGTTCTAGTTCTATAAATTCTATTAATACCATTAGATTGTTCATTATCAAATCCCATTTTAGATTTACCTAAAACTTTACCATTTGGTAGTTTAATAAATGATGCAATAGATCCATCCTCTTTATTATTAATAAACTTAATCTTATAGTTTTTAACGATAGAGTACATAGACTCTGGAACTTGGTTAAGATTAAAGAACTTTTCAAGCAATAAGAATCTTCTAAACAATGATCCATCTTCATTGAATATGAAAGTTAAACCTCTCATTTCATAAGCTTTAACATCTGGTCTTTTTTCTAAAGGAGTTACAAAATCTTTATATTGAGCGAGACGATAGTTGAATATAGAAATATTATACCCATCAATAGTAAATTTTGATTCATAAAAAGGAGCATCTTCTTTTGCACACATTTCCACACAATCTTCATAATTTGGAAGATAGTGAGATGATAGTTCGTTAGATTCTCTGATAAACTGGGTATAGTTATGAATTTTCATTTACATTTATTCAAATTTTTTACAAATATATGATTTTATTAGACATGTATATATAAAATTTAATAAAATTAAACCTTTTGTTTTTACTAGTATTTCAGAAAAAATATATAATATATGTCAAATATAAAGGATGATATAATTCCAGTTATTAAATGGTTATCAATTGATCTTGATGAGGTTGTAATCGATATAATGATATCGTATGAACTTTTTTTTCACACAATAGAGTGGAGAAGAAAGGATAATAGGGTTATTCTACACAGAATAGTTAATGACTTCGATTTTGCCTATGATCTAGAGGATTTTGACGTAGAAACACAGTCTCAAATTTGTAATTATTTAATTAGAAATTTTTTAGGATGACATCCTATTTTGACTTTTCTGAGCTAAGTATGCTTTTAAATCATCATAAGTAACATTACCAGGATTTGATAAAACAATATCTGGATTTGCTTCTTTTTTTACTTCTATTTTTTTACCCTCTGCTTCTTTAATTCTTTCCTCATTATCAATTTCTAGTTTTTTAAATAAAGAACCAAGATAAAAATCGATTCCTTTTTGCTTCACAACCGTGGGTTCATAATTAAATATGAATTCCTCAGTATTTAAATATATAGCAACTAAATCTTCATTTATATAATAATCTATATAGAATGTAATATCACCAATAGTGCCTTGTCTAAGTATGTTTGTATTATATTGATTATTATAGAAGTGACTAAATGTATCCTTATCATTGAATACTCTAGCACCATTTTTCTCCACAGTGGGCACAAGTCCCAAGCTTTGCTTGTAATATTTAGATTTCTTTAATTCTAAAATTATTGATGGTCGAGTTACTACGTTATACATAAAACTAAATTTTATTTTATTTATAAATTTTATTCAGTTTCGATCTCAATTTTTTCAATATCTGTGTTAAACTCATCATCAAGTTCAATTTTCAAATCCACTATGAAGTCTTCATCAATAGAGTCAATTTCTGTATTTTTGGAAATATGACCGACTAATGTAAAGTTTTCTAATTCATACTTTTTAAATTTAACAAAACAACTTTTAATATCTTTATCAGTGAAGTCTTTAGTTTTGTCTTTTGGAATTGCTAAATCTAAAGGAATTGTTATATATAAATCATATCTCGCTTCAGAATCTGTGAATATAAATTTAATACTATCATTTATTGCTGAATATTTACTAAATTCTGATGATTCTAGTTTAAGTCCTAACTCAGCTAAAGATAGTTTTGATTTCTTACTTTCTTGTTCTTTACCTCTTTTTAGAGCATCGCTCATTTTAATTAACTCATCTTCATCATCTGGTGATTCTACAGATTCAAAATATTTCTCTATCTTTGATTTTAGTTTAGATAGTCTTATCTTAATGTATTCTTCTGGTGAATCATATACATTTTCGTTTAAGAATTGGTTGAATTTAATAATTTTCATAAAGTATATATTAAATAGTTCAATTGATTTACCACCAACCTTTGTATTTAAAATGTTTTATTTTATCATAATAAATACTTTTTATAATATCTTTAACTTCTTTAATAGGATTATTACCTGAGAAGTAAAAATATAATCCAAAAAATAACGCTGCAAGGCAATATAATACCAAGTTCGCATTTAATAAGGAACCTGTTAATTTGATTAAAATCAATTGAATCACGTCGAATCCTAGTGGGTTTAGGTACATCGCGATGATTAGAAATACGGTCGCTAGGCGCGGTCTGTTTATCTTCTTCATTACATATATAACTCTCCGAGGCCATAAAAATATTATATTTTGAGTTTTAATCACCTAACACACATCACTCAACACCTGATTAAAACTTAATATACTATATATTAATAATACTATCTAACTTTTTATCACGCATTTCTTCTTTAGTTAGAATATCAACACATCTAATTCTCCAAGATATTGAAAGATTTCTCATATCTAAATATTTACAGATTGAGAACATCGCAAGTGATTTATATTTACAATCTTCTTCAAAGAATTTTTTTAAATCTTCATCTGAATTAAATTCCAATGTTTCTACACATTTATTATAAGAGAATAATTGATTATTTTCAATTTTCATTAATTGAAATGTTGGCATCTTTGGAACTAATTTCACTGATTTTTGTATATACTCAAAAAGTTCACCAAACCAAAGGCTTGGATGAACAGTAGCTACAGTTATATTTAAGTTATCGGAAGATCCTACTCTTAGACAATTATCATATAATATTTTTAATGCAGTGAAATCAATATCATCATTTACATAAACTGATACTTCTTCTTTAGAATCAAATATTTTTACATCTATCATCTTCTTTTATATTTTTCAATATTTTCGAAATTTTCGAAATTTTATCACTATTATTTATTGAAAAAATTGATGCAGCAACAGCTGCCGACGCCACCATCCAGCTAGCACCAGCACCTCTTGACTTTAGAGAAATTATATTGGACGCTTTAATTATTTTATCTAAAAGTTCTTTATCAAATTCTCTCATTCCATTTACATCCTTTCTACTTGAAGGAAATCTAACTCAACTTCAGTTGGTCTTGAGAAAATCAAAATTTCAACTTTTATCTTTTGTTTTTCAGAATCTACTGATGTTATCGTGCCTTTAAAAGTTGAGAATGCTCCTTCGGTAACCTTAATTTCCTCACCCTTTGAGAACAAACTTGTAGATGTAGTTATATTATCATTAGTATCTTGATCTTTAATCATTCTAGTAACCTCGAACTCTTTTAATGGAGTGATATCACCTGATTTACTTTTAACAAACCCAGCGGCACCATTTATACCTTTTAAAAAGTTATTAATCTCACCAACGGCTGAGGTTTCGAGAAATAAATATCCTGGATAGATAATCTTTTCTTTAGCTATTTTTTTACCATTTTTAACACTAAAAACCTTTTCAGTTGGGATTATGTGTCTTCCGATAACATCATTTAATCCGGATCTAATAATCTCTAGATTTAATTTCTCAAAAACACTACGTTCTCTGTTATTTTGAGTTCTAATTGCGTACCAATTCATCGATTCTGCCATATTATTTTATTTTTGTTTTGTAAAATTTTAATTCTTCTTGTATCAAATCTGGATAGTTATCCAATAAATATATTAGATCTTGTTCTTTATTAAGTCCTAGTTTTAGGAAAAGTAATTTGAAATCACTATCAGGTATATCAGTTTTTTCAAACTTAGGACTTTTTGACCAAAACCAATTAGGGTATGGTTTATCCAACATAAAGTAATACCACAAATCTAGTGATGTACTTTTATCCACATTCTTATTATTTAATAATTGTGATTTTGTTGTATATTTTTTAGAAAAATACCGATTAAAGATAAAAAAGAATTTCTCTTTATCTAAATCGGTTATATTTTTCCAATCTTTCTTATTTCTAAACATCGCATTTGCAACATCTATTAACTCTGCCATACTATATTTTGGTTATAAACATTATTCATACTATCTACAATTTCCGGTGGAAAGTTATATACTCTTAGATCAATAAGTTTCATATTTTCTTGAATTCTTGATACTATTGGTTGTATATTAGTCTTAGATACTTTCTTTTTCTCACAGATAATATCCGCTATGTTTTCAAACAAATCGGGATCTTGTAAAGACGGTTCGCCAAATTCTACTAGATATGAATCATATACAGATTGAGCTCCCTTGGCACCAATTCCTCTAACTTTACCAGATTTACTTGTTTGATATACTGATTGAATATTATCACTTGTATCACCAGATATAATTTTAATCATTAGTGACTCAATTGAGTCAATTTCATTTAAATTATATTTATTTATAAATCTAAACATTAGGTTTAAAAATTCTGTATTATCATTTAAATTGAAAATATCATCATTTGATTTACCTTGGATTTTATTTATAAATATTTGATAGTTTTTAGGCAAAAATATCTTCTCCTGATTATACATTTCATTACTCATGAAATTTATCCACTCATTTTCAATATCAAATTTTATCAATTGCTTAATATCATAGTCATTAGATACTATGAAATTTGATTGATTATTTTGATTATTTTTATGAACTAGAAATGCAATCCAATCATCACCTTCTATTCTTGGTGACTCTAAAATTCTAGCACCTTTTATATTTTGTTTAAATTCATCATAAACCTTATAAACAAAAGACCAATCAATATCAGTATCTTTTTTTCTAGTAGCTTTATAATTACTATTTAAATTCTTTCTCCAAGATTTTTCTTTTGAATCGGATACTAGATAAATGTTGGTGAATGGATAAAGCTTTTTGTAGCTTACAATTGTATTTTCTAAAGATTGACTAAGAGCACCATATAAAAGATTATTCTTATGTAATGTAAAAACTAATCTTGAAAGTATGTAATTGCCGTCTATTATTAAGTTTAGTAACATTGAAATTGTTATATTTTACTTTATAGTGAGCAAAATACTTTTAGTTTTCAAATAAAAACTTCATTCGTCTTTTGGCCAGAATTTATCTAAGCTATTCGATTTATCATCTAAATTTCCTAGAATTTCATCAATTTTATGCTGTCTCTTAACGGCAACTGGTATTTCTTCAGACCAATCTACTAATCCGTTCTCCTTTCTTTCATATGATACATCATCACTATAGTAATCGTATTCAAAAAAGTAATCATACTCATAGTAGTCCGACCATTCAAAATAATCACCATCTTCTAATATTTCTCTTTGTTCGTGATTCATCATCTTAGTATCTGTTGTAGTTGTATATCTCTATACAATTGATTAAATGTTTCTCTTATATCTTCTCTTTTTGTTTTAAAATATTGTTTGTTAGCATAGTGATCCCAAAATTTATTCTGAACCTCTTTATTAACTTCTAAGTATATATCTTTTACTAACTCAATACAATTTTCTTTTTTACAATATTCTATCAAATTTCCAATAAAATCAAATTCTATTTTCTCAAACCCATCATAAAATTGTGACTTAGAATAATCTTTAAGATAGTTTGTAATATTTATTACATTGAAATCTCCATTAAATCCTGGATCAGCAAAAAGTGGTGATATAAAATAAAACTCAATATCTGTTTTTTGTAAATTCTTAACTACTTTTAAAATATCCTTAGACATTCTAAGATCTAGAAATATGTATATCAAATTATCATCAACGATATCAAATATAGGAATCCAAGCAATATTTTTCTTAAAGATCCTGTTTTTGGATACTTTCCAGTCACTATTATTTGGTATAATACTATCTAAGTCCATTTTCTTTAAGTATTTTTAAGAATTGTCTTTTATCAGCCTCGCGAGTTCCAAGAGAATCTCCTCTCTTTTTTTTATCTCTATAATATGAATATTTACGATTAGGTGAATATTTATTCTCATATCTACTATCATGTCTTCTTGTCACACCAGTTTTATAGAAATGAGAATCTTCTGACCCAATTTCATCAGACCAGATAGGATTTTTAATTTTATCGTTATTTGGTGTAATATAGCGCCACCAACTACTCTCAGAGTTAAACCTTTTAAGTCTTCTCTTGACGATCACCTCTAACTTATATCTTCTCCAAGCGCGAGTTCGCATAACCCACAAATATAATAAATTATATTAAACTTTTCAACTTATAATCCCTTTGAATGGATTTTATGTAAATATCATCAACCGTAACAGTGATTTCCTCACTAGAAATATTATCTAGATCTAATTTAACTTCTAATATTTTAGAATCATCGTGTGTGAAATTTATTTCTGATTTTATAAATTTAACACCAATTAGGAATTGATTAAGAATATTACCTAGTTTATCATGTGACATATGAATAACACATTTAATATCTTTGAGGAAATTATCAAAATTTAAATGTTTAAAATGTGTTGTATCAATTAGAAAACTAATATGAATTTTATTTTCATCAATAGTATTGACATATGATAGTTCATAAGTTAATTCTTTCATATGATAATTCTCTGTAATTAATACAAACTCAAAAAGGTTTGAATAAATCGGTTCTATTGCCGCTGATACTGAACTTGGATAATGTGGTAGTGGCATTAGTTCAATATTTGATTTTTTCTAAGTTCTGAATTTTTACCAAACCAGATATCTAAATACTCATCAGATAATTCATCTTTAGTAATCTTTGTCAATTTTGGATTATTTATAATCTCTTGATACTCATCATCAACAAGTGCCGCAAGACCTTTCTTATATTTAATCTCCCAAAGTTTTAAATCTTCTTTTAAAGACCACTCATTATATTCAGTTTGTGTATAGAATAATAACTTCTTCTTTGATTTCTTATTTATAGAAACTACAATAGGTGTTTCAACTTTATAAACCATATTTCTATCAAACAAATCTGGCCAGTACTTATTAAAGAAGTTTAAGAGAAGTCCAGCAATAGAATTACCATCAACATCAGCATCAACATAAAAGAATATTTTACCATATCTTAAATCTCTTAAATCTGGTTTTTGTCCTAGTTTTAAACCTAAAGATGCCATCAAATTAACAACTTCATTATTTTGAACTAACTTTTGATTCGTTAATTCAGATACATTTGTGAATTTACCTTTAAGTGCAAACGCTCCCATAAATTGTGGCTCTCTATACTTTCTAAAAGCAGATATCGCTGAATCACCTTCAAATATACCCATTGAGCATTTCCATCTATCTTTATTTTTAGCATCAATTAGCTTTTCAACTTTAATTTTAGATAGATTCTTATTCAATTCACGAGCTAATTTACTATCATCAGCGCTTTTCTTTTGTTGAACCCAGTCAAGTATAGAGTCAACTATTTCAGATTTTAAAATTGATTTAATTAATTTCTCAGGTACTTGATATGTATATCCGAAATCTTTAATTTCGGTG